ATTTTTTAAAGCCGTTGGATTTATTTGTTTAATAATATTTTTTATTTCATTTTCTATTTTAGGAGAAGATGTTTTTTTAATATCTGCTTTTCTTCTTACATCTCTTTCTCTTTGTCGTTTTTGTTCTCCTTCATAAGTTTGTTTTGGATATTCTAATTTTAATTCTTTTTTTAAAACTGAATTAATTCTTTCTACTTCGTATGGAGTAATGTTAAATTTTTTTGCAATATTTTGATTGCTAAACTTACTTGGTGTAGATTTGCTTGGAGATTTATATTTTTCCTTTAAAATATTAATATATTCTTTTCTTTGAGCTTCATTTTTAAACTTAACTCCTTTTACTCCTCCGTAATAAGTAGAAGTGGGTTTATCAACTTTTTTCTCCATCGCTTTCTTTTTAGCAGCTTCGCTTGCTGCTGCTGCTTTTGCTCTATTTGCAGCTAAAAATTTTTCAGTTACCGTTACCATTATCCACGCTCCTCGAACAATGTTGCAAGACCGCCGTCCGCGTTCATCTGTCGTTTGATTTCTTGTTCAGGGACATCTTTGAATTTTAAATTCTTAATCATCTGTTCGATTTCTAAAATCGCTTCGTCTGGATCTATTTTTTTGTACACGTCTAGTCGACCGCGGTTCATTCCTTGATTAATCATATCGAAGAAAGCTTCTCGTTGATCGATGGGCATTGATTTCATTTTATCTAACATTGCTTTATCCGTTTTAATGGTATCGAGTAAAGATTCTAAATACTCGACTCTAAAACCTTTAATCATTTTTTTATCTTCAGGTAACATTAAATTCTCAAGAGTCGTTCCATATTTTTTTGGATTGACTTCTTGTAAAAGTTGAGAACCTTTTTTGCCTCGTCCTTTTGCTAAAAAATTAAGTAAAGATTTAAGCACAGCAATTCCTCCTGCTGCCATTCCTACACGTCCGCCTGATGCATAAGTTTTATAACCTTTTCTTTGTAATGCTTCAGCTAATGCGTCTTCCGGTAAGGATCCATCCATAACTTTAATATAAATATCCATAAGTTCCGCATCACCTATGCTTTCAATAAAATCTTTTGTACTTGCAAAACCACCTGATTCAAAACCTACTCGTCCGCCGTTCGCAAAATCACTTAAAGGTTTTTTGTTTTCAATAGCAAAAATATCCTCTGAAATTTTTAATGCTGTTTTATTATCTCCTTTTGCAAGTGCTTCTTTTCGTGTTCGATATAAATTTTGTAATGTATTTTCATCTCTAAACTGATCAAAAACTTTTGCTTCCTCTAATGCTTCAAGGCCTTCTCTTTTTCTTTCTCTTTTACCAAACTCCAAAGGTTTATAAATTTCTGCCATTGGTTTTTTAGCTTTAGCTGGAGGTTGTGAAAAAACTTTAAGGGCATCTTCTGCGCTTAACGCTTCCATATTGACCCCTCGGTCCGTTAAACTTTCTCTGACACGAAGCGCTTGATTTTGTAAAAATTTATTTTCTTTTTCGTTAGGAAAACGTTTGTTTGTTCTCACAAACATTTTGATTAGCTGTTGGTAAATTTCAAATCCATATCTTAACATTAATAATAGCTACGCTCCTGTTGTGGGAGTGGGTCGTCAACGTAATCCTCAGGGTGATCTACAAAACCTCCCTGTCTAAATCGCATCACGGCCTGTGTCATCGAATCTACAAGATCATCATTATCTCCATACGGAAACGATGCACACTCCTCGATTACCTCTTCAGCAAACTTTTGTTCTGGCGCCCAAATCATCCCTGATTCAAACAGGGGTGCAACGGCGTTAACTCTAGCGTGTTTATCATTCCCTTTACTAGGAGTGAAATTGACGACGGGGATTCCCATTTTACGCAATTCATACGTTAAAGGCAAGCCCGAAGCTTTAGATTCTATAATAACTGTCTCCGGTTTCCAATAGCCATATTGCTCTAAAGCCTTACGTCTAAGCTCAGGAAACTCCAATCTTTCCTTAACCGCGTCCAATAAGATCAAGTTTGCTGGACTATCATTATCAGGATAAAAGACGCCCCACGTGGTAATGGCACTAAAATCAGCTGTTTCCTTTTTAAGAAACGCGGTATCGTAGGATTGAATCACGTGATTTAAAGGAGGAACATAATCTTTGTCCCACACGTTCCACCATTCTCTTTTGATCAACGATCCTTCTTCCGCGGTTGGATTTTGCATCCATTGTGCATTCCATTTACCCACAGACAATGATGCTTTCACGCCTTCAAGTTCATCCAGTTTCCAAAACTCTGGCCATACCGGTTTGTTCGAAGGTAAGATGGCAGGGAACTCAATTACTTCCCATTGATCCGATTTTAATTCCTTTTGATTTTTTAATAACATTCCTGTGAGGTCTTTGGTATTCCACCTTGTCATAACCAAGACAATCGTTCCACCCGGTTGTAAACGCTGACGGGGTCCTGAAGTGTACCATTCATAAGCTCGTTCCATTGAAAGAGGATTCAACGCATCTTGCTCCGAGTGCGGGTCATCAATAATCAATAAGTCCGCACCACGGCCCGTGATGGCTGATCCCACACCCGCTGCATAATATTCGCCGCCTTGCGCAGTTTCCCATTTGCCCGCGGCCTGACTATCTTCTCGAAGTCTGGTTTGAAAGACTTGTTTGTATTCTTCGGTGTCCATCAAGGTTTTAGCTTTTCTACCGAAACGCACAGCGAGCTCCGTGGTGTGAGTAGATTGGATAATTTTTAGTTTTGGATTTTTACCAATCATCCACGCAGGAAGGAGGTAAGAAGCAAATTCAGATTTAGTATGTCTCGGCGGCATATTGATGATGAGTCGTTTGATCTTGCCTTGCGATATTTGATTAAATTTATCTGCAATTTTTTTATGATGTTTACCTTCAATAAACTCTGGCCACACGTGTTTAACAAAAGACATAAAATCAGAATTGACTTGAGTTTCTTTTTTCTTTTCTGACAACTTAATTGCCAGTTTCATAAATTCTTTTTTAGCGTCTGGTGGTAGACGGTCTATGTTTAATTTATCTAGTTCCATTTGAAAAATTTTTTTGCAAAATTTTTTTGCATTTATTTTTAACCTTATTATGTTTTTACTGCTTATTTAAGTCTAAATCAAGCAATACAACCTAGAGTAGTGGGACCCCTTTTTACAATAATGGGTGGGTGGGCCCAAGGCCACAAGCTAGATTGGAAATCGTTTGGGGCCCGATACGCCGCGCGAAGCGCGGCGCTCGGTTCGTTATCGGTTAGTCGAGAAGCGTCATATACGCAGAAGGATTAAGTTTCATAAACTTAGATAGACCCTTGCGTACTGTATCGTAGTCCTCGTTAAGTTCAGCGTTCTTAATCTCATCGTGCAACGCTGCTTGTTCATCAGTTAACTCAGCAGTTTCACCGGAGAATGGATTAGTTCTTGTTGGCATTTTATTTTCCTTTCTGTTTATATTCCCATATCTATATGATATGGGAATATCTGTCAACACTTACCTTTCAGTTATTATTGTATCTGTATAAGTTCTGTCGCCATATCCATATTGTTTAGTTTCCTTGACTACATCAATAGGTGTTTCTAGCGGCTCGCTTCGAGGCTCTAGGTTAATGATAGCCTGTATATGTTTATGCATATAATCAGTTCGACATCTCTCATCACAAAAGAAATGATACCATTGTGAGCCCCAGTTAGTATTCCACCAACTCTTACGACTGACCTTTCTAGTTCGTAAAACCTTGTTACCTTTCACACCTCTAATTCTAGATTGAGTATGGTAGGTATGGCAGTTTGGTCCATGGCAATAATTAAATTCGCTCATAGGTCCTCGCAGAATAGTTGTGCCACCGATAAACCCATACACATAAACATACCTACACTAGATATGATTGCGACTACATCTGGCAAAATATTAAATGCACCTAACAGCATAAACATAATTGCCATGAATGAAAAAAACACAGCTTTAAATACAAACCACATTATGCTACCCCCTTTATTCGCCACTCTTTTGTTGCTGTCCTATAACCTAATTTATCTAAATCATAATAAACAAAATATGGCTCTTTTGTTTTTTTGTTTACTCCCTCTCTTGTCATCTCGTTAGTCATGCCTTTACGAGTTATATAACCACCCTCTTTTTTTGAGTAGTAGGTAATGTTAAATGTTGCTTTCATATTATATCCTTTCGTTATAGGGGATAGTATAGGATATACTATCCCCTGTCAAGTGTTAATTTACAGTCGCCTGTAAAGATTTAAAGTAGGCGATTTTTTCTTCTCGACTACTAAATTGTTCTTCTTGGTCTGTTAGCATATCAGCGAGATTAGTCGGACTGAATACTGACAATGCCATTGATGATTGTTCATCAATAACACTTTCGTTTAAAGGTATTCCAAGTTTATCAAACAACTCTTTGGCTTGACTAAACTTTGTATATGTCCTTAGACCTTGTCTTAGTTTCATCACTTTTTCATTGATGTACTTAAACATATTCTCATGTGCTTGAACGAGTTTTTCTTGTGCTATGGTAAACTCATTAAAGACTGAATGTGTTATATCATCAACTTTGAATTGACGAGAATGACAATAGCTAGTTCCAATTACAGGAATAGTTTTTGCGTTCCACTCATCTTTATGTTTATTTCTGCCGTCATCATTTTTATTACGACTGAAACCTAGATACTCTCTCACTTGACTTTCTGTTTCATAGTATCTTGGGTTTTTCTTTTCGCCTGACCACCTTAACTCAAAGTCTGGGTCAAGCCCTTTTTGTTTTAACTCATCATAATAATATGCGTATGCAAATTGATTATTATAAGTTCCATTAGGTGTAGCACCTAAAGTCATGTCTACATGGATTTCATTTTCGTTTATCCTAGTCTTTGTTTCCCCCTCATAGTTTTGATAGGTTTCCTCACTTGGATTAACAAAGTAGAAACAATTATCATCATGTATTCTACCGCCGTCATCATTGTACTTTGCTCTCATTGACTTGATAGTATCTACATCTTCTTGCGGTTGATGACTTCTTACGACATTAGTTATGAGTTCCCATACCTTTGGGTACATTGCGTCAAGTCTTGCTTTCGCATTGTCGTAAGTTTGTCTTGCTTTGTTTGATTGTGTTAAGAGATAATTCTCATACACATTTTCAATAGACTTACGCTT